TAGTTTATATTGCTTTTCTAATTCAAGATAATATTTTACACTTTTGTTATTTTGAGCTTCTTCTAATTGTTCAAATCTCTTTCTCCAATAATCATTATGTTTCATCTATGCCACCGTCTTGATTAGGAATTAAATCATCATATTCTTGTTGGCTATTTTCTTTTTTAATCTGTTTTTCTTCTTCCTCTGCATTATCTACAAGCGGATGATTTTTTAAATTAGTCTTTTCTGATATTATTCCAACACTCTTAGAGCATATCTCAGCTAGTTCTAAATCATTTTGAATCATATTCCTAGTCCAAGTTTGCAAAACCCTTTTAGGAGAATATCCTAAATGTCTACATATCATTCTTACTAGTTTAGCAAACCCTAATCTAAACTCTGTTTCCATAAGTCCTGCTTTTAATTCTAACAAAGTGTACAAGAATTTGAGTGCTACACCACTTGTATTGGCAAAGTTTTCGGGTTTAGGGTCAACACCTTGACCTTGGACATAGATTTGCTTTTCTGTTGTTTTAAGAAGTGAATCTCGAGCTTCAATTGGAATATTTATTGTAATTGTACTTAACCCACTCTTATCATCTGCACCACTACTTTGTAAATCAATAGTTTTATATTCTTTAAGTCCTTTTAAGAACTCTGTTAAGTCTGCACCTCCATAGTTTGTAAGAACAAAAATAACTTCTTGTATATCTTCAATATCATTCACAAAACCGCTATAAACCTTGTCGTATACATCAATAAGGTGTTTAACATTATCTAAATCTCTTACCTCTAAATCATTGTTTAGAAATTCGATAAATGGAACTTCCCCAAAATTGTGTCTATATACATTAGTTTGAGTTTCAAGTTTATTATCTAAATTTTTCTCTATAAATTTATTAAGTATCTCCAATCCATTGATATTACTATTTCCATCTTTATTTTGATAAGTATAACAACATTCATCTGTCCAATACTCATAAATTACATATTCTTTTCCTTTATCATCAGTCTTTTTATATTCTCTAAGTACTGCAAGAAGCTTTCTGTTTAAATCTGATGAATATACTGCTCTTATTTGGCGAGGGTCTATATTAGTATATTGAAAGTCGTTGTTATCATCCTCCCAAACATGTAACCATGCTTTAGAGCATATACTAGCATTTTTGCCAAGTGTTTTAGCTTCTTTTGGGTATCTATCGCTTAAAATATCAGTTATTTTTGAATTTATACCATCATCTCCAACATCAAATGTAGGAGGATAAGTAAATAGATATGATATTTTTTGATTCACTAAAAATCCAAACCAATTAAATGGTATTCTATTATCTGCATTTCTTAGTGGATTATTGGCTGTATTTACTTTGCCAACATTATTAGGGCTTCTATCTCTTATAATGTCATTTTCATTTTTATAGTATTTTTCAGCTTCATCAGCTTTTTTAACAAATTTACTATGTTTACTATTAGTTTGTTCAATTAACTTTTTTATTACATCTAGTTCCAATCCATCACCTTCTTCCATTTGGTGTAAGCACTTTAATTCCTGTACCTAATGAATCTGTATAAATAGCATATCTAAGTGCGTCTAATACATCATCCCATTGTTTAATTGGCTCACCTGTATTTTTATTCCAAGCATACATATAAATTTCTTTCCTAAATAAATTAACATTGTCATAAACTATAAATAATGTGTTAGTTTTAAACCTTTTTGCAACTATTTCAATGCCTGACAATATAGCTTTATTAGCATTAAAAGCTTTTATCCCATTTCTTTTAAATGCTGCTAAGTGTTCTGGTCTAGCACTATCACAATGAAACTTTATATTTCCATATTTCTTTTTTATACTTTTAGCTTTCTCTATCCAGTAGTCAATTTCTTTGTGTTGAGCTGAATGTTCTTCTAATAGATATAAATTACCTCTATCATCCTCACCAATTACAACAATAGCTCCAAAGTGTTCATATCCCCAGTCAACACCTGCAAAGTACCTTACAAAATTAATATCATTTAATTTATCTTTAGAAATATAATGAACATCTTTGTTGAAATCTTGATAGACTAAACCATCTGCTGATACCCATAAACCATTTATATCTCTATCATAAAATACACCAGATGGAGTAGATTTCTTAATATTCTCTCTGTATCTTTCGCTTAAAAATATATTATCATCCAGTCTATAATGAAAAGATTGAATGACTTTACCATCTGTTTTATCCACAAAGTTAGTTTTTAACCAATGCTCTGGTTGGTCTGGGTTAGTATCTACAAGTATTCTAGCACCTTCTCCACTACATCTTGATTTTATTTCATTAAATACTTCTTCATTTGCAACTGTACCTTCATTTATGTATGCTCCAAACGAAGTCATACCTCTTATTCTTCCTAAATCATTCGTTTTTGAGTGTCCAAAACAACATACTTGAACTCCAAAAAGTACAAATCTATTATGTTTATCAAACTTAAATTCAATATCATACTTATTTGTAAGCTCACTTAGTACATTTCTTTGTAAAGCTCCTAAATCTGCTCCTGCTAGAATGTACTGAGGAAGCTTAATATCTAACTCATTAGCTATCTTTCTAACCCTTCTAAGTTCCAGTAAGAATAAATCATTGTCAATTATTGTTTTTCCTGTTCTTTTAGCACCATAATTAATTAGCATGAAGTAGTCATTATTTAAAGCAAAGTTAAGAACTTCAAGTTGTTTACTATGATATAATTTATCAATCATTTTTTATCACACTTTCAAGCTTATCAAAATATCTATCAAGCTTATCTTCTTTACTTTCTTGATTATTTATCTTTGATTTTAATACTTTTACCCTTGCCCTTTGTTCTTCTGTAGCTAAATTCCAATCCTTATGAATCATTTCATCATACTGTTTAATTAAACTTCTAAGTTCACTCATAGCCCTACTCTGTGCATTAAGAAAAGATGCTTGCCTATCCCATGCAAATTGAAATTCATACTCTGTCTTCTCTCCATTTTCTGTACTTTCATGTTTCTTTAATTCTTTAATCATTTCTTCTTTATCTTTAACATACATTATCTTTTGTGCTCTTATTATTGCTGCGTATTGAATTGCTATCTGTTCCCAAAGAATATCAAATTTATCTTTTATAGATATTTCTTGTATCAATTCTCTAGTTTCTTCAGGTAGATATTTTGAGAAGAAACCAAACTTTTCAGCATTTTTATTACCTGGTGGACCAGTAGCATTTTTATTACCTATGGGCGCACCTCTCTTTTTGATTGCAACTTTTTTTGGTTGGTTGCAACCTTTTTGTTTCCAGTATCTAGTTGCCCATGATTTTACAGTCGATAAACTTACATTATGCTTTTCAGCTATTTCCTTGTACTTAAGCCCTTTTAAGTAATCTTCATGAGCTAAATCTGCCTTTTCATTCATACCACCACCTCGTTTGTTTGTCGTTTTGGGAATAAAAAAAGAACTCTTGTTAGAGTTCTTAATCTTTTAGAATTCACCATTAAACGCTTCATTTGCATTTTTATAAAATAACTTATATATTTCAGCAATTTTTTCTGGAGTTAAAGAAGCATTTTCCATATATGCTATTGTAAGCTCTGTAGCTACATCTACAATTGTTCTTTGACAAGAAACACATATTTTTCCATCAGACATAATAATCACCTCCTTATAAAGTATAAAATTCAACTTCAAAGGTCAATATCCTTCAAAAACTATTCGACAACTACAAAATAATAAAATTTTCACTAAAAATTTCTAGTTATAGTCTTAAAGTAAGCAATAAAATATATTGTTTATATTTCTACTGGCCTATATGCCAGCGAAACTTTATTACTATTTTCATCCATATACACTTCATATAAATCTAGAGTATTTTCTTTTGCAATATTCTTAATATCAGTTTTATATTTTTCATCTATTCGATTACCTATATATATTCCTGTTAATTCTATTCCTGTTTCTTTCATATTCAATAATATTCCCTTAACATCCTCTCTTGGTTCACCATCCGAATAAAGTAACCTATATTCTCTTTCATAATTCCAAACATAATCTTTATATGCAAAAGTAGTACTTATGACTTTAGCTAGTTCTTGTTGATATTTTTGTCCTATCTCATCAAGTTCACCCTTAAAATCCTTGATACACAAAGTTAAATAATCACTTAATGTATTATTAAATTTTATTCTATCATTTTCTTCATATATTACTGGATATATATTTTTAGGATTTACTATCTTAAATTCAAGACAAAGTCCATTATAATTATTAGCATAATGAGCCCACATAGGCATATTATTTTTAAAATCACTTGTAAAACAAGTTAGATAAACATTACTTATAATTACATCAAGCATGTAATTTAAAACATTGCTATCGTATGTTTTTTTACTAGCACTCTCTTTATCTGCATATATTATTTTCAATTCAAAAGGGTCATTTAAATTATTACTTTTTGACAACCATATTTTTTTATTTATTAAAGAATTTATAGTTCTTTGGTTTTTATTTATATATGGACACTTTTTACAGTTGTTATTTTCACATTCTAACTCATCTGTAAATGGTATAAATTTATAGATTTTTTTATTCTTTAATTCTTTATTTTTATATTTTGCAGCCTCACTAAAACCATAATTATCCATATACTCTATATAGTTTTTTCGTATAGATTCTTGTATCATCTGTATCCTCCTTATACTTTCATCCTTTTTTATAAAATTCTATGTTTTTAGAGGATATCCTTTATAATCATCTTTTACTAACCAAATTTTCTATATATTCTCTGTTATTCTACATACTAACCAATAAATCTATTTTTTTCTGTTTTAAAAATTAAAAAGACTAAGTTTACTCGCACTTAGTCTTTTTAATAGGGAGATACATATTAGCAAGTTCTAGGAATCGAACCTAGATTAAACCACTACTTGCATGGTGAGTGAGGTTACCAAGCCCCACTCGGTTTTTAGACTTCTGAATTAAGATACAAAATTGTATGAGATTTTAGTCTTAATTCAACTACTACATATAGTGTATTAATAGGTTTTGAACATAGTTAGAATTGAACTAACAGCGTCCTCACGCCCTACCTAGTCTGTTCATAGTAATAAAAAAAAGACCATACATTGGTCTTAATTAAATTCATATTTTTCCTTGTACTCTTTAATAGCATCATTCCATGCCTCTTGCTCTGTTATTCCTTTTTCTATAGCAATCTTTTTGGCTATCTCTCTTATTTTAGTTGCACCTTCTAATATTCCCATTTCATATTTCCCCCTATTCTATATAATTTAAGCGAGGTCATAAGTCCTCGCTCTATTTAAAATATGATTTAAACATCTTTTTTAAGTTGTAAATCAGGAAATGGTATAACTTTAGCAGAAGTTAGAGTATTTTTAGGTAAACTTAATAGATATTCTACTTCTTCTGGCTCTAGACTAAAGTTATAGGAAAATGAAAGTTCATCCATAAACTCTTTTGGAGTAAATACCTTCTCATTTAATAACATCAAAACTGCTGTTTTTAACAATGCTGGTAGAGAAGTTAATAATTCATCATCTAATGGTTCTGATTTTCTTAGTCCCCTACGTTGTAAAGTACGAATCATAGACTGATATTCATCCATACTGATGATTCCCAAAGAATATGAACGACGAATCATTGCTTGAATAGAAACTTTCCATTTACGCTTTAATTCTGTATAACTTGGAATACGTAAAGGGGTTCTCTTGGCATCAAGTTTAAATGTTTCTTCTGGCAATAAGAATGTAGACGCGAAGCGATTAGCTTCTGATTCTCTATCTTTAAACTCTTGCTTTTCTAAAGCTTCTACATCCTCACTCCATTCATGTAAGCATATATGCCCTAATTCATGAGCTATATCAAAATGAATTCTAGAAGCAGAAGTCTTATTACTAGAATATCCAATAAGATAGACAGTTTCTCCTGAAATATCTATCATCTGACTAAATGCATCTATATCATCTGTAGAAGTCGAAAAACTTGTTACAAGTATTCCGTGCTGTTCTACTTCATATATGATATTATCAATAGGTTTTAATCCTAATCCCCAAGCTTCTCTTAAAAGTAAAGCCGCTTCTTCTGGTGTTTTTCCAGAACAATCTGGTAAATTTAATGTTGGAAATTCAATATAATCTTGTAAGAAGAAATATATTTCAGCTAGAAATTCCATTTTTTGAATTTGCTCTGCTCTATATTTTTTATTTGTAGTCAATAATGCTCTAAAATATGTTGAACCTATTGCAATATTAGTTCCTGTTTCTAAAAAAAACTTAACTGGAAAACCTAACTCTTTTGCTATTCGTTTCACTACATTATTATCATTTGGTTTCGATTTATTATTCTCATACATCGAAACAGTCTGTCTTTGACAGTCAATTCTATCAGCTAATTCAGCTACTGTCATGCCTCTATATATACGAGCTTTCTTTAAACGCTCTCCATTAAAATTAATTTCCATAATTATTTCCTCCATCTATTCACTAAAAAGTGACTACTTGGCATCTTCCTCCTTTTTCGCCTTTTTTAAAGGATGTGTTTTCTTTCTTGCATCTGCTTTTGCAGTTAATTTCAATCCAAGAGTAGGATTATTTGCAGCAGGATTAGTCTTATCAACTTTTTCTACAACTGTACTTTCTTCTATAGATATATAAGAACTCAAATTTTGTTCTGATACAATATTTAAATTTGTGTCAACCATCACAGCACGAATAGATGTCAGTTCATATTCAGCTGTTTGATTAAATAATAATAATACATGGTGTTCAATGATAGCACCATCTTTATTTATACTATCAATTAATTTCTGTAAATATATTTCAACTTTGTCTTCATTATCAAATTCTATTGAAAAAAATGATAGTTGTTCAATAGGAGCTTTTAAATCTCTATTAAATGCTTTAGTTAAAATATCTACATAATGCATTTTTTCTCTTTTATTGATATTGTTATGAAGTTCTTTATATCTTTGCTCTCTCATTAATACATAAAGATACTTGCTATTTTTATCATATATAAAAATCATTCTCCAACGTCCACGTTTAGATTTATACGCTTTAAAATTAGAACTATTAAATGCGGTATCAATTGCATTATTTAACAAATCCCAGAACTGAAAAGGTATTCCATTTTTAGTTATAAAGTTTTGTTTTCCTGTATATTCTCTAATTTCTTCTCTTGCCTTACTAAAGCATTGAACAATGACGTAACTTATTTCATTAGGAACTTCTAATTTTATTTTATTTGACACTCAGGCATACACCTCCTGCATATTTTTATATATTTATTGTAGGCTTTTTGTGCTAAAGTGTCAATATTAAAAGTCAAATATGTGTATTTTTTATATTTAAAACGTCATTTAAAATTTTTCAATTGTTTGTATAATATCCCTAATTATAAAAATTATTCACTTTGGCTAGAGTAAAAATAATCCCTTAACTCTAGCCTAATATATATTTAGTTTTGAGAGGGAAATCTTCATTTCCACAATATTATTATCTCATGTTTTTGCCAATAAAAAGTCTCAAGATAGTCTCCAAAAAGTCTCAAAATAGTCTCATTTTTAAGCTTTCCATGAAAAAATGGGCAATTCAAACTCTTTTATTTTTGGATATAACATATCCATGATTTTACAAACTATCCTTTTTCTTATTCTAAAACAGTGGCTTCTATCTATGTGCATAGCATTAGACATATAATCCATGTTTATCTTTTCATTGTTCATATACATTTCATTGAAGAACTCTGTTTCAAAGCTATTTAGACTTGTTAATGCACATTCTATAGTTTCCTTTTCAATCTCTAGTGTTTTCTTATCTTCTTTTAATCTATTTAAATCTTCTTCTCTTTTAATAACTTCATTTTCAACACTTGAACTTATATTATAAGTAGGTCCTGTTTTTTCTTCATAACTTTGAGCCTTACATCCACAAAACTCATTTTCTAATTTTTTAATATATATATCTTTTATTCTTATTTGACTTTCTAGTTTTTTATAGTTATATAATCTTCCCTCAACTTCTTGGAATAGCGTCTTTTTATTCATACATTCACACTCCTATCAATTATTTATGTTATAATAATATTTGTATATAAAAGTTTTATATTTTTGACAAGTGGAGTGTGAAAGCACTCCTTTTTTCTTTTTATTAACAGAAATTATCTTTTTCAAAGAAACTAATTTGATTTGTTTTTCTCTCAGATTTTATAATTCTGATTGATTCATCTATTAAGTTTAATGAATTAAGTAATACATCTTTCGGGATATCCTCCCATTTATCAGCACCTAATACCAATAGAGTTCTTTTCTTAATTCAAATTCTTCATTAACTTTTGATATACCTAGTCTTTCTTTTATATAAGAAGATATATCATATTTAGTTTTAGAGGTTGGTCTATAATATTCTGAACACTCTTTTTTAAGTTGCTCCATTTGGATATTATGTTTAACTTCCATTTTAAGTAATGATTCATTCACAATAGTATTAATTTGACTAAGCTGTGAATTTGATAAGGTTCTATTTAGTAACTTTTCTAATCTTATAAAATATCTTCTTATTTCTCTTCCTTTATTATTGTTTTGTACCATAGCAAGTTCTTTTGCTACATCAAGCTTCAATACATATTCTTTTGAAGGTCTCCCTCCAGTTGAGTTTTTCATATTTTTGTGAAAAACTGAATAATCCTCATTTTCCTTAAATCCATATTGTTTAATTCTATCTTCAATCCAGTCTATAAACTGTCTCTTAACTTCTAAGTTATTATGTAGTTCTCTTGCAAAAACTATTTTCTCTCCTGTATCAGTTTCATAAACTGTAACTAAATCATCTGCTACAACTCTTAAATTTTCATTTGTCATAATCTCATTCATATTTATAGTCCTCCTTAAAGCCAACTGGCTCTCCATCTATTACAAAATTAACTTTCATTATCTCTCCTTAAATTTTTATTTTATTCCCAACTCAACATACCCATTTCCAAGCTTAACAAAATACTCAACCTCTTTGTTTACCTCAATTCCTGTAAATTTTTTATCCTTAAATGACTGCAATATGACTGTATCTCCTACTTTAAAATCTGTTGTATACTCTACTTCAATTTGTTTTTTATTCTTAATTACATCTTTAAAAGTATTAGAAGCTATCTGTAATTCATGTATCATATAATCACCCTCAAAGTTTATATTTTATTTCTTCTACTTGTATGTTTTCATCATCTGTAAACCATTCTCCAGCACACTCTAGTGACGCTTCTTTAATAGCTAATTTAACAGCATCTTCTCTATTTTCAGCCTTTACATCAACAAATATATCTCCCATAAATGGTATTTTTACTTTATATTCTTTCATAATTACAACTCCTTTTTATAGGTCAAAGTAAGTCTATAGGCTTTTAGTTTCACTCACAAACTTACCTTGACTATTTATTCTATTTACTTCTTAATTTCTTATAGTTTTCTTCACATACTTTATCCATATTTTCTTTGTATTTGCATCCTACACACACATTGCAAGTTATAAGGTTATTGCTAATTACAAAGTCATAGTTGACACATCTTTCATCACACTTTTTATGAATTAATCTTTTTTTCATTTTAATTCTTTTATTCATATTTAACCCTCCCTTAGCTTCTCAATTATCTCAATTTCATCATCTGAAAATACCATACTAGCTTCCCCATCACAATTACCATTTTCCCAATCTTTTTTAAATCGTTCATATTCATTTATATAACATCCAAAATATTTATCTTGCTCTAAAAGATAATATGCATCTCTTATTTTTTCTACGTCTTTTTCATCACAGTTAGCTAAACAATATACATCTTTAAACTTAATTACAGTTACTTCTAAACCATCAATTAAATTATTATATTTTAATGCTCTTTTTAATCCTTCTTCTGAACTCCCAAAATTTATATCTCCTTTCTTTCTTAATTGTTCTAATGTTTTTTTAGTCTTTAATTTTACTTTATAAATGCTATACATAGTAAATTTCCTCCAACCAATTTTTAAATGCTATATCACAATCTTTACTCTCACAATCTCTTTTATCATTTATGCAACTAGCACAAATCTCTTTCCCAAAACTCTTATACACTTCTCTTTCATCAAGATTATTTAACTTGCACATTTCTTTATTAGTCATATGAGCACCTACTTAAATTCCTCGAATCTATATTCTTGTGAGGTATTAGGATATTTCTTTTTATCAACTTTAGATAAAAACATTTCTATAGGTCTTGAATAAACTCCAGTAGCATCATATAAGGTTTTATATATTACCAATTCTGTACTATTATCATCACTTCCATGATGATAGAAATTCCCTTTATTGTCTTTATATATGACTACAGTATTATTTGTTTCTGTATTCCTAGAAACGAATCTATAATCTCCTATATATCTTTCATCAAAACCCGCTGCGTTTAATATTTCTTCAAGTTCATTTCCACCAACTCTTTTACTAACTCCCATAACTGCATAAAATCCACCTTTGAAATGTTTATATATACATGGATACTTTAATAATCTATTCATTTCTAAATCACTCCTTGCATTTTCTAAATGATTCAACTAACATTTCAGTCTCTCCACAAGTATCTTCTGTAAAATCTATTTGTCTCCCATTAAATTCTCTTATATAATCTGCTATATCATATATTCTTTGACACTTTTGTTCTATACAGTTACAAATATCATTTATATTTATTTCGTTTGGAATTTCAACTATAACTTCATGTTCTAAAGTCACTTTTTCCTCAAACTTAATTTTATATTTTTTCATTTTAAATACTCCTTTATTTCATTTTTGAGAGTCACAAAATGCTTCAACAGTAATTTATACTAAAAGACATTTTGCAACTCTCTAAACTGTTTTAATTAGATATTTCTTCTATTCAAATATAAGTTCTTCGCTATCAAGCCACTTTTTAATACCATCTTCACAATCATATTCAATATCATCAATCTTACAGTCATAAATACAACATTCGCATATCTTTTTATCATGTAAAAAATCTATTAATCTATTGATGAATAGTAACTCTTTCTCTTGTAATTTTTCTTTAAGACTTTTATTTTCTTCTCTTAACTTACTAATTTCATTAAAAACATCTAAAAGTACTTTTGGATCAGCTTCATCATTTTCATTTAAATTCAATCTATACTCATAAACTCTACCAGCTATAAAACTTCCTATTACTAATATCACACTAGCTAAGATATTCACTTTTAATCATCTCCTCATATTCTTCTCTAGCTTTATCTATAGCAATAAATATGTCCTCTCCATTGTCATATAACTCTTTTGCTCTTTTAATTGTGTATTCAGTCCTTGAAACTTCCATTATTCCTCCTTAATATATTCAGCTCTCCATCCACTTCTGCTTGGAGTTTTTCTTTTTAATATTTGACTAACTGCTGGTTGTTTTAATCCTAAAAAACAAGCAGTACTATCAATAGATTCAAACTCTTTCACTTCTCCAGTTTTAGCATTTATTAATCTTATTGGCTTATTATTATGAGGTCTTTTACACCTACTTTTCACACCAAATTCAGACAACATGCTGTCAATTCTCGGTATTACTTTTTTACCTTTTCTTTCAACTCCAACTAAGCAACAATATAACGCTAAGTAATTTCTACATGTAGGGTCATCATCTATGATATTTGTTCCTAAAGAACCACTAAAATATTTTTCAACCTTTAACATTTCAGCTCCCTCCTTATTCAACTGGCATTTCAAACACTTTTTCTTTGTTGCATCTAACCCCGTCTTTATTTATAATGTCAAACTTAGTTCCTGCAATAACAGCATTCTGTATCATGTTTAATACTTCAATAGCTCTTTCTTCTGATTTATACCTACCTATTTCTCTAACATTTGATTCTTCTTCAAACACTGCACATACTTGTTTATTACTTATTTCAACTCTGTTAACTCTCATTAAATCTAATCTATCTTGACTTCTAATTATTATCATTCCTAATACCCCCATCATCATTTTTCCTGTTATAATTTTTAAGACTTTCCGCATTTCAAGCCACAATATATCTCTCAATAAAGAATCCCATCCAGATATTATTGTAAAAGTCCCTTCATATTTTACTCTCTCAAACGGATTGTCTATTTCTGTACCCTCGAATGTTACTTCTTCAATTCTTGTATCATTTATCTCAAAACTTCCCTTATCACATTCTAAGAAAACTTTCCCACATTCATATTTCACTTTTAGACCTCCTATATTTCAACTAGACTCTTTATTCTTCTTTTTTTATAAAATACTCAACACAACTAATACTCTTATTGTTTTCTTTCTCTTTATCGAGTCTTACTGTATAACCTGCTTTTATAAGTAATCTTGCTATTTCTAATCTATCTGTATCATTTAACGACCCATTTTTTTGTGCATATATTTTACCCATTTTAATCCTCCTTTCTAGGAAATAATATATTGATATTTAATTCCTAGAAGTTTAATTTTATTTGAACTTAGCATCTTGACTTTTCTTAATTATGTTATCAAGCTCATTCTCTGTATACTTAGTAAATGTTTGTTCAAAGTTGGCAAACTTATTTTTGCTTAGTTGGCCATTAACTACTTTTTTTGCTTTCTTATTTTCTTGCTGTAATCTATATGATTCTAGTTGTTCATATGTAGTTATATTTGCATCCTTCCATTTTTTAAGGATACCTTTTAAGTATGCTATATTCATATTCATCTTTTCAGCACATATCTCTATAGCGGACTTAAATAATCTTATATCTACATCACTAGAAATTTCTATTAACCATTCTGCTGTAACTGGATATACCACTCCTATATTTTCTTCATATAGCTTCTTAAATTCTTTTAACTCATTTTTTTCCTGTTCTTCACAAATTAACGGTTCTGTTTTCCCTTCTTCTTTTTGTTTTTGTTTTTCTTTTTCTTCTTCTTTTTCTTTTTCTTTTTGTTTTTCTTTTTCTTTTTCCCCATAGTCTATAGATACTGTATCGATAGGGTATCCATAGTCTATACATACTCTATACATATATTGCTGAAATTCTTTATTTTTAATTGATTCAACCTCTTTTAAGATACAAGTACGAACCTTTGGACTTTTAGAAAAATTGTGTTTACTCCAATTAATTATTAATATTTCTTTAGTAGTAGAGTCATATTTTATTTTTCCATATTCTATAAATCTTTTGATTAACTTCTCTACAGTTTCCCTGTTATATCCTGTTTGCATTTCCATAATTTTATATGGTAATTCATAACATCCACATTGACTTGCCCTTCCATTTGTAAGTAAATAATTGTAAAAATATTTTTCTTCGGGAGTTAAATCTAATACAAATCCATCATCCCAAAAATTAGCTTGTAAAATTCTATACTTTGCCACTCTAACACCTCCTATGCACCCTTAAAAGCTTGTTTCTCATAAGCTGTACAAACAGCATCATATTCGCTTTTATTTAAATCCTTTATGTCTTTTCCTAGTCGTTTGAAAACCTGTTCTTTTAACAATGTTTTATTAACCCCTGCACTATTAGCTATTGCATATAACCTAGTTAGTTGTTTATCTGTCAATATTCTATCTGTATTTTTGTCTTGTTGAACATTATTTTTAGTTTCATTTTTTCCACTTACTGCGTCAAAACTATCATTCTCAGTTATATTAAGTAACTGAATATATAAATATCTAGTTTGATAGGTTTCTATACCTCCTAGTGCCTGTAATTCATTAGAACCTTTAAGTTGTAAATCTCTCATTGGAGAAGTGAATACAATCTGTTCTGATGGGTTTTCTCCATTAATTAATGTTAGAGTTGCATATTCATTTGTAAAGGTCACTATAGGGCATAGCTTAGCTTCTTCAAGTAATCCAGTTGCTTGTGGTAGAAAGTCTGCTAACTCAAAATACTTGAAGTTAGCGAACTTATTCTCTCCACTTTTCTTTAAATTCAATTTGCTAAATTTGACTCTTACATCCATTAATTTAATGTAAATATTATTCACTTCCAACAAGTTCACCCTCCATTTCTCTTATATTTCTTTCTAAAACTGACACAAAGCCATCTATATAATCACCATAGTTCCCTTGTAATTTGTATTCGTCTAAATGTTCTTTGAATTGTTCCAAAGTACATCCTTTTCTATGTTTATCTATGCAAAATTCTAATGCTGATATTTGCCCAAATTTTACATCCCAATCTACTTCATCTACTGTTGTAAATCTTAATAAAAATAATCTATCTTCTAAATCCTTAATTATCTCATTTCTTGTTTTCATTTCTTCCCCCTTATGCTATAATATAGCTACATAATTTTTTGATTGGAGCCATTGCAGTGGCTCTTTTCTACATTATTTGAACTGCTATGGGTCTATCTGTTTCAAATTCTTCTCTCATTAGCAGTTCTTCTGCTTCTTCTGTATCTTTTTCTATCCTTTTGTACTCTGTATATGCATCACGCTTGATTCTGTCCTGTTCATCTGCTGTAAGACTTCTATCTGCCCATGCTCTTTGTACTATATCTAAATATATTAAGTATTGTGCTTTTCTGTATTTTTCTATATCTTTGATTAATTCTTGTCTACTTTTCATTTTCCAATCCCCCTATTGATTCAATCTCTGAATTTAGCATAAGTAAAACATCCTCATATGCTCCTAATTCTTTTTCGTCTGCTATACACTTATATCCAATTGTTTTTTTAAATTCTATCCTCTCACTTAAAGTCTGTATTTTATATTCTAAAAATCTTTTAGTTACTTCCATGTTCAATCCCCCTTAAAGTTCAAGTCCTCTTTGTCTGCATTCTTCCATATAAGTTACACACTCTATGTAAAACTTTGGTGTAGGTACTTTCTTGTGTCTTATACAAAATCTTAGAAACCATCTTAGAGTCAACTAAATCACCCCCTTTCTCTTTTTCATTACATCTTTATCTTTCATTGCATTTTTCATAATAAATTCTTCAAATGATATTCTATCAATCATGTATTTTCTTCCTGTTTTAAAAACAACAAAATCCTTTGTTTCCATAGCTTCTTTTGCCATATTTCTAGCTGTTACAACAGATACTTTCAAGTACTCAGCAAATTCTTCTATAGTCATTAACTCCATTCTCTTGATTCCTTCTCTATCTAAAAACATCTTGATGATGTCTGTTGTATCGTCTCTTCGCATTAATTCTTGCACTAGGTCTTTTGTATCTATGAATTGTAATGCTACACTCATTTTTATCTCACCCCTTCTATCTTCCAACTAGTTCGTCTAATGTAACGTCTAAATAGTCAGCTATTTTTATTAATGTATCTATAGTTGGATTTTTATTTTCTCCTCTTAAAATTGCATATAAATTCCCTGAATCTACGCCTATTTCTTTTGCTAATTTCCATGCTTTTAAATCTCTATCTTTTAAAATTTTATTTATGTTGTCATTAATTGCCATTATTTCCCTCCTTTGATATACTATATTTGTAGGATAAATCCTATAAATATATTGTTAGGTGGTGCGCACATGCTAGACAGTAATTCAAAAAAAATACTATCTTTTTTAAGACTTGATGCAGGTAACAAACGTCGTGTTACTTCTAATGCAAAACAAATCCATGAAAATATTCCATCTTTATCTTTAAATGAAGTAGGAAAATCAATAAAATATTTATCTGAAAATGGATACTTAGATACGATGAATATTTTAGGAGAAGATTATCCAGTTATAAGAGATATAACTAATAAAGGACTCAATTTTGAAGAATTTGAACCTAAGAATCAATCACAAAATATAAATCAAACTTTCAATATTCAGAATATGCAAAACTCTGCTGTTGGTAATACTGGCTCTGTGACTATAAATAATGGTATTGATTTCTCTGATTTAAGAGAATTTATAGATACTAATAAAAACCTTACTCAAGCAGAAAAATATGAAGCCCAAAACATAGTTGATTTAATTGAATCAACATCTGAAAATAATATTCCTTTAAAAAAAGGTTTTTTGTCTAGATTTGGTGATATTTTAAATAAATATCCTGATTTAGCAATGCGTATAGGTCAAACGATTCTTAATCAATTCTTAATTCAGTAAATTTATTTTAGTAGTTAGATACATGTCTAACTACTTTTTTATAATTCTGATAAAAGTTTGCCTTCTCCAGCAATTACTTTATTAAATGCTTCTTCTAAGTTTTCATATTCTTTTCTTAGATAAGTTGGATAATTACCTTTTACATCAGATAGTGAATATGCTAAATCTTTTTGTGTGTCTATAAGAAGGTTTATTCTCCATTTTGAAGAATAAAATTCTGTCATTTTTTCTTTATTCAATTTAACCACTCCTTTTCAAAATATTCTGTATTTAGTTTTCAAAGTGCTATTAATCTTTAACCTAACATTGATATTTGATTGTTCTTTTTAAACTTATTAATAAAGTATATTTGTCCCTTACCAGTAATCTTAGGTGTTTTAGTAATACTTGTATGACCATCTGGATGTACTCTTGTACCTTCTTTTGTTTCTATAACTCCTAAATCTACACTTTTTTGAGTTGGTGTATTGTAATCCTCACCTTTACGTTTTATTAAGTAACCATTATTTCTTAACCAGTCAAATAATCTATTTTGTCCTGTATCAATTCCATTTTGTCTAAGCAATTTTGCTAATTCTCCAACCAGGATTGAATTGTCAGAAGACGCTACCGAATCAGCAAACAGTACTTTTGGTTGTTGTAACTGGATTACCTTATCTTTTTCTTCTATTTCTCTGCTTTTCTTTTCTATTGTCTTTTGAGCTACTTGTAATGCTCTTGCCATGATTTCATCATCTGACATATCATTTGTTGAATGTATATATCCTCCTGTTTTTCTTATATTTGGTAATACTTCATCAGTAACCCAATCTTGAAACTTTTCAGCTTCTTCTTTTTTAGACTTAAATATTAGTTTGTACACACCACTTTCAGTAAGAAAATTTTCTCCAGCATTATTAAGTTTTCGGATGTGACTATCTGTCACAACTGAATTAGTTAACTTAATCACTTGATTCTCATTCATTCTAGTAATTGCTTTTCTAACTCCTTCATTACTAATTCCCAAGCAATTTCCACAATGGTATGGATTGAATAATATTTTTCCATTAAACTCAAATACTTCTACTTGTTTATTCTCGAATATCATTAAGTTACTCATATATTTCTCTCCTTTTCAAAATATTTTTATCTTTCATAACCTTTTTGGTTACTTTTTGATTAAAAAAAATCTCGGTTGGATTTTTATTTAGTACATATGCTATCTTACTAGCTTCTTTTATTGTAAATTGAGTTTGCTCTTGTTCTTTTTTTCGATATGTTGACAATGGCATATTTATTAATTCAGCTAATTGTTTCTGAGTTAAGCCTATTTCCACTCTTACAGCTTTTAACTTTCTACTCAAATTAGTCACTCCTTTCTATAACCATATAGGATATTTTCTATATTTATATAGTACTACCTTTTTGGTTACTTGTCAATGCTTTTTTATCAAAAAAGTTTAATTTTGGTTACTTTTATATCTTTTTTGGTTACTTCATATTATAATCTACTTAACAAGTAACCATATAGATAATTTTCAATAAAGTTTATTTATATATTTAGGAGGAATTCACATGAGTGTTTTAAATAAAAGATTAAAAATGTTAAGAATAGAAAAAGGTTTAACTCAAGAACAAGTCGCTAAAGACTTAGGAACAACAAAAGTGTCAATTGGTAGATATGAAAATGGAACTCGCGAACCAAAAAGTGAAATGTTAGAAGCTATATCAAACTATTATAATGTTTCTATTGATTATCTATTTGGCAAAACTGATTTAAAAAATAATCTTCTTAACAAAGATAATGATACTTTTCTTGATTTAGCTCAACAATTTGATACAAGAGACGATGTTAAAAAGCTTATGTTAAGAATATATTCGCTTGAAGAAGATGACAGAATAGCAATTGAAAAAATGATTGAAAATGCTTATTTTAAAAAAATTAGCAAAGAAGAGAATTAATTCTCTTCTTTTTTGTTTTCTAAAGTCTCTAAATATTGTAACAATTCTCTCTGAAAATCTTTTTCTTCTATTAAATAATCTAACATCTTTGTTATCTCTTCAAAACGTTTTTCTTCTTCATTTTTTACATATTGCACATATACCATCCCCCTATCATAAGAACCTACGTTCTTATTTTTAGTTAGAAAACCCCAACAAATTTTAACAAAATCATATAGCTATGTATTTTCAATTTTCATTTCTAAAAATATTTTTAGATTATTCAAAATTTTCTTAGATAATTATCTTATCTTTATAATAATACTTTTGTTAAATATATGCAATAAAAAACTCGCAATTGTAATAAAAAAATCGAAATTTGTAGAGTGTTGGTTATTTTTTCCATTCCTATATATTATTAATCGTCTTTTTAATTATAATTTTTTGTATTTTCTTGTTTATATAATTATTTTTATAATATATTTTATTTATATATTTATATCAAAAAAGCTACGACAAGTAGAATTAAAATCTTACTTATCATAGCTCTATTTCTTAAACATTAACAATTAAAACAATTAGTTTGCATTTGATTCAGAACAATCTTTATTAGATATAATTTGTTTTGATATTTTATATATTATAAATAAAACAGTATATAAAAATACAGAACCTGATATAGCTATAAAAGCCACTTTATTATTTAGCTTCAAAATATCAGCTATAGCACTAAGTATATTGTAATTATCAATATTATATAATAAAAATACTATAAAAATTGAAACACTTGAAAAATAATTATAGTAAAACAACAAAGGATGCCTATTTATTAAACAGTTTGATATTTTTCTATCTTCACAACCTTTACATTCTTTTTTCTCCATATATATCTTACCATGAACTAACTTTGATACTATATATAGTAACATATAGATTACATTAAACATTATAAAACCAATCGTAAGCAGCACAAAAATCAATCTATATTTACTTACATTATCCATATTGTTTAATGCACTTCCTATTAAACTCATACCTCCAAGAAATGCAATTATGACAGCCGCAAATATACTTAGAATACTTATAAATTCACTCTGTGCACTTGAAATATTTTCTTGGCATTCAGCTAAAGTTTTTTTATTATTTTTTATTTCAGTTCTTATACTATCATTATTATTTTTAGCTCTTCTAGCTTCATTTTTTAAATATTCTAACTCTGAAGCTCTAGGAACTTCTAATAGTATATGATTAAGTATATGAACTAAATTGTCATCAATCTCAGAACTATATTCTTCTATATATATCAATGTATTTTCTCTTAAATTATTCCTAGTATCTGTAGTAGTCTTTTTTATATACTCTAGTATAAAATTGTATTTAATACTATCTCCTGTTAGCTCTATTTTACTTATTTTATCAAATTCTTTTTTTTCGATTTTTTTAAGTACCTTCTTTACTTGTTCATCAGATACAAACTCCATTTTCCCTCCTAATGCTCTTTAAACCATTCCTCCATATCCCATATAGATATTTCCTCATTTCTTCCTATAGCATAACTATATTTCCATGGGTCTTCAGAATGAGTTTGTTTTACTATTTTCCAAACATCTTTTTTTATCATTGGTTTTGTTATCTCATTTATAAATTCTCTATCATATTCATCAATTATATTAATATCATCAAGTTTCTCTCCTAATATCGCTCTATTGCCATAATCATTATAAGAAAAATATACTTCTGGAACTACTGGACCATAATCCCAAGCTTCTATTATATCATCAAATAATGGTTCTCCATAACGAGCGACATATCTACCTTGTATATAATACAATATTTTCTGCAATTTTAAATTACTTATTGCAAAGTTATTTTTTTTCTCGCAATACCATAATACATATTTAGCTATATCCATAGCATTGTACTTAGCATCAAACATATAAAACACCTCCGCTCATATCCATTATTAAATAATATTTGTAAAATTATATTATTTATACTAAGTTTATATTATTTGAATAAAATGTCATAATAGAGGTTCTATGTCTATAGAATTATTATAGCATAAAATTTCCATTTTTACTTATTCTAATCAAATATATGTTAAAAAATACCACATATTTTTGTGCTTTTTAAAATATAGATATAAATTAGTATATACTTCTTTATATTCAAAATCGTCGTAACTTTATACAACAACTGTTTTGATAATGACCAATTATTTTTATTCAATAATCATAAAACCGCTCATTTCGCACATACGTTCGATAACAATGTGTAATACATCTTGTCTTATCAGTTTTAAAAAATGTATGAATCTAACACAGCTAAGCATCCTTTTGTAACATAATTATAACACACTAAAAGTTCAAAAACTACTATATTTGTAAAATTTTATATAATACAATATACACATATAGCTTTAATTCTCTTAATTGTTATAATACATCTTAATAATTTTACACTAAGTTTTCCTTTAATTCTTTCGCAATATTTATATTCTTATTAATTTAAGTGTATACAAATACGTGTTATAATGTAACTGTAAAGAATTAAAAAGATAATGACATAATTAGAGCGGTCCAACTGTTCTTTTATAACTAACTTATAAAGGGAGTGTACATATGAATATCAAATCAGCTTTTATAAGAAAAAGAGGGGAAAAATTTCATGTATATGTGGAGTACATAGAAGAAATGACTGGCAAGATAAAACAGAAAAGTTATGGGAGCTATGAAAAGAAAAAGGATGCTGAAAAACATTTAATTGAAATAAAATCTACTATAAATAATAATAAGTTTATAACTCCAAACAAAATAACACTTGTAGAGAGATGTTATAAGTACATAATTGCAAATGAAAAAAATTGGTCTCCTTACACAACTGTAAATAGAAAATCTTGGGTTAATAATTATATAGAACCTTTTTTTAAAGATACAAAACTTATAGATATAAATCCTAGTTTACTTCAATTCTTTATAAATAAAAGTTTCAATAATTCTACTTCCTCAAGTGCAAAAGTCAGATATAATTTTCTATCTTCTGTTTTAAAAGAGGCTTATAGACTAAAAGAAATATCTGAAAATCCTTGTGCTTTTGTAAAATTACCAGCTAAAAATGTTACACCTGAAATTGAAATATATAATAGGGAAGAAACATTATTGTTAATAGAAAAGTTAAATAATAGCATAATAGAAATGCCTATTTTATTAATGTTGCTTTTAGGTTTAAGAATCGGAGAAGTAGCTGGTCTAAAATGGTCTGATGTTGATCTAGATAATAGTATAATAAATATTAATCAAATTCTCATATATGCAAATAGTAAAATAACTTTTAAAGAACCAAAAACTGCAAAATCAAAAAGAACGTTATCAGTTCCAAAAGAATTAATTGAAAAACTAAAAATAGAAAAATTAAAACAAAACAAAATGAAATTACAAGGTACACTTGAAAATGAAAATAATTTAGTATGTTTAAATACAAATTTAAAACCTTGGATACCAACTGCATTAAGTAAAACTTTTCATAACTTTATTAAAAGAAATAATTTAAGAAATATTAGAGTACATGATTTAAGACATACAAACGCAAGTTTGCTTTTGCTAGGAGGTACTAATATGAAAGTTGTTTCAGAAAGATTAGGTCATACAGATATAAAAATAACTATGAATAGGTACTCTCATGTTTTAGAGGAAATGGACAAAGAAGCTTCTGATAATTTAAGTAAACTTCTATTTAAATAA